TGAATAGTTACTCGGTAGGGTAAAAAAAGTCAATCCCAAAGGGAATACGAAGAGCCTCCGTCTCTCCTGTCAGAGGTGATTCATAATCAAATTTAAGGTCTAAATCAGGAGTAATTTCTGCAATATATTTACGAAGTGCTTTTGAATCACCTGCTAATAATCTATTGGATACAAAATTACTAATATATCCAAAATCTCTATTACCATCCACTTCTACAATTATTCTTCTATATCTTGCAGTGATTTCATTGCTTTGTTTTAACGTTTTTTCACTTGCTTCTATATCTTTATTGATTGCAAGTTCATCACCATGAGTAACTAATTTGAATTTAATTGGAGTTTTAGAAATAGGTAAAACAAAATCGTATTCGTTATTTCTATTTAATTTAGATTCATCAATTTCTTTTATTTTTATTTTAGAAAGGTCTACTGTAACTTCAACCGGCTCTCCATCACCTGGGTCATTCACTGTAACTTGGTATTCTGGTCCAAATGCTAACATTCTTGATGTTACTAAAATTGCATTTTTATCACCTATTAGGAGGTCATTTATATTAACACCACTTTCAACTACAACTGATTCTAATAATTTATCCAAATGAATACCCTTACGTATTAAATTAGTTGAAGTAAGAATATCTTCCTCTTTTGCCGTCATTAATTTGATTGTAAGTTCTCCTTTTGATAATGGAGATGATTCAGGATAACATAATCCTTTTGAAGGTAAACTTATAACTTCAGTTGGGAATGGGTAATTTTTTTGAGATTGAGTAGGAGTTGAACCTAATCCTCTTGTAACTTGTTGTTCTACGTTTTGTTCCATAATATAATAACTCTTATTTTATATATAAATATATGATTTTCAAAAAAATAAAAAAGGGAGAACATTTCTGTCTCCCCTTTCCGTTTTAAGTTTTACAATTCAGTTATTAGAATTCAAGAATTGCGTAATCATATGTTAGAGTTAAAGATATTGATAATGGGTCGTTTGATGCCCAATCTAATTCTCCAAAGTTTGCTTGAGAGATAAATGCTCCTTTTAATGTCCACTGCTCTACTTTATCACCAACTGGTCCTAATAAATAGAAAGTAATATCTTTCTTATAGAACGCTGCATATCCATCTCTACCTGTCAATGATTCATGTGATTGTCTAACCCACTCCATAACTTGCTGTGCTCCTGAAGGAACAATTGGGTCATATAAAGTGATTTCTAAATCATCCCAGTTAGATTTACCTTTAATCTTTCTTTTTACGTTGATGTGGTCTAACTCAACGATTTCAGATGTGAAAGTCGGTCTGTTAGCAGTTTTAACTAAATAAGATTCTATACCATCAATTTCCATAATGAACCTGTTTCCTAACTTTGGTTCAAAATTGGTATAAAACATTTTATCAAACTCTAATACTTCTGCCATTTTATTTTTTATTTAATTGTTTCTTACTATAAATATATTACTTTTATTTTTATGCTCCAAAACTTGCTCCGGTCGGTAAGATGTTGAAATCAATTTGTATGAATTCAGCTGTCTTAGTTGGTTGTAAGTAGATAGCTCCTCTTAAAATGTTTCTATCAATTACATCCGGAGTGTTGTTTGATTCATCCATTACTACTCTAAATGCGTATAAACCTTGTCTTTGTTGGATTGATTCCAAATAAGGGTTTACAATATTTAAGAATCTATTTCTTGTAGTAGATGTGTTTTGTTCGAATACTAAGTATCTTGATGTAGATGCAATGTATTTTCTTACAGTTAATAACAATCTTCTTACGTTGATTCTATCTAATGCTGATGGTTTATCTTGCAATGTTTTTTGTCCGAATACTACAATACCTTGTCCAGGGAATTGTACGATTGGGTTTACTTTTGCTTCGTATAGGGTATCTTTTTCAGATTGAGTTAATCTGTTTAATACACTAACTGCTCCGATTAAACCACCTCTATTTAAACCTGCTGGTGCGAACCATTCTGCTGCTACTCTATCGTTTGCTGCGAATACGCCAGGTAATAATACTGATGGTGGAACTGAAATCAATTTGTTAGTATTGATATCAATTGTTTTAACCCAAGGGTAGTAAGTCGCTGCCATATTTGAATCAATTGCTTCAGCTTGTGTTACTGCCTGTGATACAGAATCACCTTGAGAGGTTGTATCCATAATATAGAAACAATCATCTCTTTGTTCAACTAAATCCAATATATCAGTTGCAACTGCACTGTGTAATCTTCTAATAACACCAGGTGCCACAACCATATTGATATCAAACTCATCTGCATTTGATAGTGCCGCGATTACTTTACCATATGCTACCGAACCACTTGAGGTTGAAGTAGAAAGGTCAAAACCTTGTGAGTTTCCTGCAGTTATATCAGAACCTTTATAAATAGGTGTTGCAGGGTTTACACCATCAAATCCTTCTTGGAATCCAACGATGAATTGTGCTGAAGATGAACCTACTGATAATGAACCTCCGTTTGCCGCATCTAATCCAAATGCTAAGTTTTCACCGTTACCTGCTCCAGTTGGAATTGGTTTTAAGTAAATTGAGTTATCAGTATTACCATCTAAATCAATACCACCATATTGAGTTGCAGATGATGTGATGTATGTTACCTCTGGAACTAATGCTCCAACTGCAGATGATGCAGAAATTGGTAATTTATATGCACCATGTCCGAATGGTACTGCTTGTACAGGTGCCGATTCGTTTAAGTTTGCAATTCTAATGTATTTTGAGTTATTTACCCAATCACCTGTTTCAGTTATTTTTCCTTCAGAATCAATTGATAATTTTCTATCACCAATTACTCTACTAATATAGTTAGGAGAATTAGGGTCTAAGTTTACATTTGACCAAGTTTCTAATACATTCTTTTTCTTATTAGTATCACCGAATGCTCTAACAACTACTGTGAATGTACCATAATCAGTTCCACTTACAGTTCCTGCCGCTTTGATATTTGTAATACCAATTTTAACTTTTGTGTTTGCAGCATTTCCTACTCCCAAAGTTTCAAATTGGAAAAGGTTATATCTTTCACCACTAATCAATTGTGATTGAATTGTAGGTGTTAATGCTTCTTGTGCATCAAATCCAAAGTTTTGGTTTCCTAATACTGTTACAGATACTGCCGTATTAGAGTTGAAACTCATTGAAGAATTTTTAAAGAATCCATAAACATATGGTTTTTTAGAACCGTATGGAGATGTACCAAATACTGCTTCAATATCGTTTGTATCGGTTGAGTCCAAAGATGCTGATAATAAACCGGCATTTGAACCTGATAATAAAAAGTCACCAGCAGTATCGGTAGTTACAGTAGTACCTACAAAACCTGCGTTTGAACCAGATGTAGTATTAAATAGAATACCCAACGATTGAGATACTGCTCCTGAAGTTGCAGTTAATAATAAAGGTGCAGTTTCGGTATATCCACCGATACCCGCTACTCTACAAACGGTTACAGTTCCTGCTTCTCTTAAATAATTTTGTACTGCTAAAGGAGTATAGTATGTTCCATCAACTGTTCCGAAAAGAGTTTCGAATTCAGCTTGAGTATTTACGATTGTAGGAACTACTGGTCCTTCTTTGAAAGGTCCAATAAATGCTGCACCAATTTCAGCTACTCCTTGTTGTAAAAATGAAAGGTCGTTTTCTTTTGTAAAAACACCAGGTGATACAATTTTTTCTGCCATTTTATTTATGATTGTTTAATTTTTCTATTATCTCCTTATAAATATAAACTTTTATTTCAAAACAACAATTTTAGATTATATAAGTTTGTGCAAAGTGATTATATACACGTGATATATTTGTCGCTGATTGCAAAACATTATAAAATAGTACTGGACCAATCCTACCATTCCAAAATGAAGTTCTTGCACTATTTGCACCTATTGTTAGATAATTTGTAGATGATGGTGCTGAAAATGCTGCTGCTGTAAATGTTCCTACTGAACTTCCGTTTACATAAACAGTTACGGTTCCAGATGGTTGAAAAGTTGCCGAAATCATATACCATAACCCCGTTGTTGATAAAGAAGTTGTAAATTGGGAACTATTACCTAAAGAACTTCCATAAAATTTAACTCTGTTTAGTGTTGAATTATCCGTTGATTCTATTGCCAATCCATAATATCCACCATAATCAAATATATGTCTTGTAGATGTTCCTAATGTTGTTGTAGGTTGAATAAGAATATGTATAGTTCCGGTATTGGTATTAAATTGAGTTATACCACCATTAATATTTGATGTAGTATCTTTGTAAAATAAATCACCACCATCAAAAGAATAATATCTTGTAGTTCTATCTGCACCGTTGTTATACGATGGGTTAGAGTTTGCTAATGATAATGGTGGTTGTGCACCTGGTCTAACACCGGTTCCATAGCCAGTTAAATCTAACCAATCTACTGATGGTGTTCCGGTTGCAGGTAATGAACCTGCCGCAAATGATGCCGTTTTTGATGGGTCTAAATACATTACCAATCCGTTACCAGGAATCATTGGTTGAGTTTTTGTTCCTTTGTTATGAGAAATTAAATTATTTGAAATAAATACGTCGGAGTTTTCAACGTTTATTGTTACGATTTCAACTGCTTCTTCTATGTAATCTACGGTATCAACAACAATTTCTTCTTCTCCATTTTCTTCTGTGTATTTAATTAATTTATCACCAGAAATAAGTTCTTCAATGGTTTTGAATTTATATTTTTGAATTTCACTGTTCCAAACATATATTGGGTGAGTTCCGGTTGCTTTTATTAAACCACCGTTTATAGAATAATATCCATCTGCAAAGTTGAATGTTAAATCTTTTACAGTTACATTTTGAGGTGTTCCACTTAATTCTTCTAATTGATAAAGTGTCCAATCTACTCCTTCACTTTCTGGATCTTGATTTTCATCAGGCAACCCATCAGGAACCCATGCTTTTATTTCATCTCCAACATTTATATCCTCAACATTTATTTCAGTTCCATCACTTAATTTAACTTTTGTTCCAAATACTAAACAAAAATCTGGTTGATTGACCGTATTGTAAACATCTACTAATATAAGTGTTACATTTACGTTTGAGTTATAATTAGTTGCATTTATATTATACCCATCTGCATATTTCAAAACCATTGTATCAGTTCTTTCTGTACCGTAAGTAGAACCGGCAATAGTTCCTGCTGTAAATGCAAATGATGATACTCCACTTCCTGCAGTTAATGAACCGGTAGTAAACTGACTACTACTTACAGAATAATTTGCAACTACTGGTGCAACTTTTGATTGATGTCTACTACCTTGTGATGTAAATGTAAATGATGCACTTTCAGAAGTTCCTTCTACAATATATGTGTATAATACAGATGCGGTTACTGCATCAATTGAGAATGATTGTAAGTTTATATTAGTTCCACCACCTGCTAATCCACTAAGAGATACTGCTCCAGGTCTCGCTGAACCACTTACTGCTCTGTATAAATTTCCTAAAGATAAATTAGTTCTTGCCATTATTGTATTATTCTCCGTTATAAATATCTAAAAGTTTTTGTTTCCATTCTTCTTTGTCCGAAAAATAAGTTTGCATCCAATTCTTTAATTTTTGATGCTCTATTTTCTTTGTTTCGTAATCATCATTACAAAGTGTTTCATAGGTTTTGATAAATTCTTCTCTATTACTTGCTTTATATTTGTAATCAAGAGGAACATGCCAATTTTGGTGTAATATCGGTAATTTACCCCAATCCACTGCCTCAAATATGCTGTATCCGAAGGGTTCTGATTCAAAACAAGAGTGAGATATACCCCAATCAAGTTCGTAAAACCTTTCTTTGAATTTGTAATCAAATTTATAAACTTTTCCTTTTTGGAATTTGTATCCATATTTTACTCTGTAATATTTGTTAAATGTTTCGGAATTTGTAAATATAAAACTTTCCAAACCATCTAAAAACTCCACATTCTTTCTACCTTCACTTCTTGCTGCAAATCCAACTTTAATAGAATTTGAGAGTTCTTTGTTTTTAGTAAACTGATAAACATTTGGAATATGATGTAGATTATCTGTTTTATATGGAAAATGATACAATCCTACCCAAATTTTATTTTTAATTTTATCTATTAGTTCTGTTTCGTATTGTAAATCTGCTGTCCAATGTAAAAAATCACTTTTATGTTGTTGTGATATTACCGATATTTTTGTGAGATTATGAAATACGATTGAATCAATTTTTTCTAAGTTTTGATGTATTGCTCTTGTGGGAGTATAGTATCCATGTAATATATGTATTTTTCTCGCACCTTCAAATATTTTTATGATTTCGTTATCATCCGTTTCCCAAACCGTATCTATGTTTATTTGGAAATCGGTATAATTATCAGGTTTTTTTCTATGGAATAGTAGAAGAGGTTTCACCTCTAATTTTGGTGCTACCTCTTCTATCCATTGTGTTACCCACATATCTGCACCACTATTGAACCAGGGTCCTCCTGCGGTGGTGTAATATACATCATACATATTATAACCCTTTGTTATTTCTGCAATTATCTAAATCTATTCTTAATTGTTCTATTTGTAATTGTTGTTCTTTAATACCTTCAATTAGTAATGCTACGATTTTTTCGTATTGAACTGCTTTATATCCATGCTCTCTCGTTGTTACTAATATTGGTAATACTGCTTCAACTTCTTGCGCAATTACACCAATGTCTTCTCCTTTATGAGAATGAATTTCTTCAAATCCATCTTTCCAATCGTAAGTATTACCGCTGATTTTTCTGATTTTATCTAATGCGTTGTCAATTGGTCTGATATTTTCTTTCAAACGAATGTCCGAAGAATAGTATGCTGTAATATCCGCAGTTGCTCTAATCTCACCACTCACACCACTTGCCGCAGTTCCAATTCCCAATGAACCAAATTGAACACTTGCTGCAGTACCACCACCAGTTGTTGATGAAAGAGTAATTTGAGATGAACCACTTACAATTCCCGCTGGTATTCCACTCAATCCAGTATATGAAACTTGAGATGAACCGGAGAATAATGTTTTTGCTCCACTTGCTCTTCCTTCATAAGTTGTTGCTAATGATGCAGTAGTACTTTCTAAGTTGTTTAATCTAATTAATGCACTCGAAGAAAAAGTTTCTAAATTATTAGTATCAATTACTAAACTTGCCGAAGTGGTTTCTAAGTTGTTTAATCTTATAGTTGCAGATGATGTGTAAGAGTTTAATGAAGTAATGTTACCAGTACTTCCGGTATAAGTATTTAACGATGCCAATATACCCACAACTTGAGATGAGCCAGAAACTACACCACCAATTAAATTTGCGGTTATACTACCACCACTTATTGTAAAGTCTACCGTTGAACTATCAGTTGATGCTGATATGATATTTGCAGATATTCCTGCCAATTGTGTAAAGTTTACTTGTGATGAACCACTTACAATTCCTGCTGGTATGTTGGATACACCGGTATATGAAACTTGAGATGAACCCGAAACCACACCACCAATTAAGTTTGCACTTATACTTCCACCAGTGATTGTGAAATCTACGGTTGAACTATCTGCTGATGCTGATATGATATTTGCCGAAATTCCACTTAGTTGTGTATAGTTTACTTGTGATGAACCGGAGAATAATGTTTTTGCACCACTTGCTCTTCCTTCATAAGTTGTTGCTAATGAAGATGTTGTGGTTTCTAAATTATTTAATCTAATCAATGCACTTGCAGAGAAAGTTTCTAAATTAGCTGTTTCAATCTGTAAAGATGAAGTTACACTCGCTAAAGTTGTTGCTTTAGTTTCTAATGTTGTAATTCTTGTATTTTGAGAACCACTATCTGTGGATAATTGGTCTAATCTACTGTTTTGAGTTGCATTTGTTGTATCGTTTGATGCAGTGTAAGAGTTTAATGATGATAATATACCAACAACTTGTGAGGAACCGCTAACAACTCCAGTTGGTAATAGAGGTGTAATTTGTGCCGAACCCGATACTACTCCGTTTGTTGCATTTATTGAACCAATTATTCCGTTACTTACTGTTAATGAGCCAGTAATTTGAGTATTACTGTTTATAGATACGGTTGTTCCATCATCATTAATGTTTGAGTTTCCAACATGTTCTAATCCGTTTGATTTTAAAACTCTATTTGTAGTTGGATATGTTTCGTTTCCAATATTATCGTAAGTTTGTGGTCCCATTAATATCACAGAAGATGTTACATTTGTACCATTTCCTCTATGAATGAATATCATTTCATCCTCGATAGAATCATAGAATAATGAACCACTACCTCCAACTGAACCAGAATCTACAAATATTAACCCCGCATATCTTGATGATGGATTATTTGTATTTACAGTTACGAATGCTGTACCAATTACTAAATTAGAAGAACTAATGTTTTGAATTGATGACGAACCTGCTACTACTAAATCTTGTGATATAAATAATGAACCCGTAATTGTTTGGTTACCGTTAAATATGTTTGATGAATTTGTTCTTGCAAATGAACCACTCAATGTACCTAATGTACTCCACTTACTATCGTTTGATGAAGTATAAGAATTTAAAGATGTATTACCGTTACTTGCAGTAAATGTTGATAATTGGTCCAATCTACTATTTTGAGTAGTGTTAGTTGTATCATTAGAACCGGTATAAGTTGCTAATGTTGAAAATCTTCCTTCAACAGATGCAGTATAAGTTTGCAAAGTTGTTGCTTTACTTTCTAATGTAGTAATTCTTGTATTTTGAGAACCGGTATCAGTTTCTAAACTACTTAATCTTAATAATGCACTTGCAGAAAAAGTTTCTAAATTGGAAGTTTCAATCTGAAGGGATGAAGTTACTGATGCTAAAGTTGTAGCTTTTGTTTCCAAAACAGAAATTCTTGTATTCTGTGAACCAGTATCGGTTGATAATTGGTCTAATCTAGTTATTGCACTTGCACTAAATAATTCTAAATTAGATGTTTCAACTAATAAACTTGCTGAAGTAGTTTCCAAATTATTTAATCTACCCGTTTGTGCAGTATTTGTAGTATCATTACTTGCTGTATAACTATTTAATGATGTATTACCATTACTTGCAGTAAATGTTGATAATTGGTCTAATCTACTTGTCTGTGTAGTATTTAACGAATTTATAGAAGATGTTGTACTTTCTATGTTTGTTAAACGAATAATTGCACTTGCACTAAATGTTTCTAAATTAGATGTTTCTATCTGTAAAGATGAAGTTACGGTTGCTAATGTAGTTGCTTTAGTTTCTAATACAGAAATTCTCGTATTTTGAGAACCGGTATCGGTTTCCAAATTGTTTAATCTTAATATAGCACTTGCAGAAAAACTTTCTAAGTTTGCAGTTTCAATCTGTAAAGATGATGTTACTGTTGCTAATGTACTATCTTTCGTTAATTGAGATGCAGTAAATGCGTTTATAGATGCGGTTGCCGCTGCTAATTGGTCAATTCTTACTGATTGTGCAGCAGAATCTACCGATGAAGTGAATGCGTTAAAATCATCTTTTGATACTAACTCAATATCTCCACCATCTAATCCAATTTGTAATGTTTGTAAATCCGTGTTTACAAATGGTTCTCCGAATTGTAACGAACCTGATTTCTGTGCGGTTGTCCCACGTCTAAATTTAAGTGCCATCTAGTTTACCTTTTTTTTAGTACGGTTATTATAATATGTTATTTATTTTCTAATTTTTTTACTTTTTGTGATAATTCTTTTATTGCTTCAATCAAAAGTGGAACTAATTTTTCATAATTTACTGCCAAATATCCACTATCTCTTTCCGTTACCACTTCTGGTAAAATGTTTTGTATTTCTTGTGCAATTACTCCAATATCACTTCCTTTGTGTGAGTGTACATCTTCAAATCCTTCTTTCCAATGGTATCTGTTACCACTAATACTTTCAACTTTTTGTAATGCGTTTTCAATAGGAACAACTCCGTATTTTAATCTCGAGTCTGAAGAATAAAATGCTGTAATATCACCTGCTGCTCTAATCTCTCCTGCAACGGTTGAAGGTGCCGTTCCAACTCCAATAGAGTTAAACTGATAATCTCCAGCCGAACCACTATGAATACTTGAACCACCTAAAACTTGTATTGAACCAGATATTACACCATCTACATCTAATTTTGTTTTAATTGTAGTGTTTATAGAAGATGTAAAACTTTCTAAATTAGATATTCTACCTGCCTGCGAACCGCTATCTGTTGAAAGTTGATTTAATCTACTATCAACACTTGCAGTATAAGTTTGTAGGGTTGTAGCTTTATTTTCTAATGTTGTTATTCTTGTGTTTTGTGAACCGGTATCAGTTTCTAAACTACTTAATCTTAATAATGCTGAAGAACTAAATAATTCTAAGTTTGCAGTTTCAATCAATAATGATGAAGTTACAGTTGCTAATGTAGTTGCTTTAGTTTCTAAAGTTGTTATTCTCGTATTTTGAGAACCACTATCATTTGAAAGTTGGTCTAATCTACTGTTTACACTTGCAGATGTTGTTTCTAAATTATTTAATCTTATAGTTGCAGATGCAGTAAATGCATTTATTTGATTTAATGCTGTTGTCAATCCTGCTCCAATTGAAATTGATGCAGTATATTCCAAATCATCTAATCTTAAATCAACAGATTGTGAGAACGTTGGATAAGTTGAACCTGTAAATGTATTTAAAGATGCGGTACTTTCTTCCAATCTACTTAATCTGTTATTTGCAGATGAAGTAAACGATAAAATGGATGAAGTTAATGGTGCAAGTGTAGTTGCTTTATTCTCCAATACAGTTATTCTGGTATTTTGAGAACCACTATCTGTTTCTAAACTGTTTAATCTTAATAATGCACTTGCACTAAATAGTTCTAAATTAGATGTTTCAACTAATAAACTTGCTGAAGTGCTTTCTAAATTATTTAATCTTATAGTTGCAGATGAAGTAAATGTATTTAATGAAGCAGTTGCTTCTCTTAATCTTGCAATTGTATTATCTAAAGATGCAGTATATGTTTGTAAAGTTGAATCCTTTGATATCTGTGATGCCGAAAATGCGTTCAATGCTGTAATAGAACCATTTACACTTCCTGATGTGGTTTGTAAATTTGCCAATCTACTATCAACAGATGTAGAATACGCTGAAACACTTGCATTATTTAATCCAACAATTGTGGATGAACTTATACTACCTAATGCAGCAATGTTTGTGTTAAAGAATAATCTTGTGTTTGAATCTTGCCAACTCATTGAAACATTTGCACCTGCAATGTTAAATCCTGCACCATCTGCAATTCCTGATGTAGTAGAACCACTTGCTAAAGTAATACTTTTATCTTCAATAAATGCTTCTGTGGTATTTAATGATGTTTGTGTGCCATCTACAATAAGATTTCCTTTAATTCTTGTGTTTCCACCGGTTACATCAATTGCATTATTTATAGATGCAGTAAAAGATTCTAAATTAGAGGTTTCAATTAATAAACTTGCAGAAGTTGCTTCTAAGTTGTTTAATCTACTGTTTTGAGAACCCGTATCTACCGAAAGTTGATTTAATCTACTATCAACACTTGCAGTATAAGTTTGTAAAGTATTTGCTTTGTTTTCTAAATCAGTAATTCTTGTGTTTTGAGAACCAGTATCAGTAGAAAGTTGATTTAATCTACTATCAACACTTGCTGTGTAGGTTTGTAATGTTGTTGCTTTGTTTTCTAATACCGTAATTCTACCATCTTGAGAGCCAGTGTTTGTTTCTAATTGGTCTAATCTATTATCTACTGATTGTGAAAAAGTAGTTATGTTTATACCACCGATGGTTCCACTAAATGCTCCTGTTATGGATGATGCTGATACATTGTTTGCATAAACATTTGCCCAAACTGCCGAAGTTGTACCAACATCATATGTATTTGTAGTTCCTGGTACCAAATTTGTAGTAAATACACCCAATGCAGCAATATTATCAGATGAATTGTTTCCTAAAAATAGGTTTCCAGAAATAGCAACATCTCCACTAAAATATGCGTTTGATGCAGTTATATTACCATTTAAATATATATCCCCAACGGATGCAGTATTTAATGGTACTAATGTAATTGGATTTCCATCCCCTATTGAAACCTGTAAAGAGTTTTTGCTTTTATTTAAGTATAATTCACCATCAAAAATTGATGATGAAATATCAGTTGTTCCTCTTCTTATTTGAAATATAGCTGCCATTTAATTCTTTTGTGTTATGTATAAATATAGTTAAATATTAAAATCTAAATCTCCGTTTGTCGTTATATATTTTGCTAAATGCATATAGTTTCTGGTTATACTACCCGTTGTTACATTCATAAAAGTTTCACCCAAAGATAGATACTGAACACTCTCAATCTCAACATCCATTGAACCTGTTCTTGCAATTACTTGAGTATTTCCGGTACTATCCTCTATAAAATTTACGGTTCCTGCTGCTTCCGGGTCTAAATTGAAATCAAATGTGTTAGGACCCGATGCAGCTCCACTACTACCACTCAATGAATATCTTGTATCAAAAGATGCTGTTAGTTGTGATGAACCACTGATTACACCATTTGTTGCTAAAATTGAACCTCTTATAGTTCCGCTAAATATTGCAGAACTACCTGTGATATTTCCTGCAATATCAATATCACCATTACCTACTATATCATTTGTTACATATAAATCTCTACCAATGTTACCGTCTTGAATAGTTACTAATTCTCCAAATGAACCCGTTTGTGTTAAAGATATTGAACCAGTATTTGTAACATTTGTTGTTATGATTTCCTGAATAGTTTGTGTAGAACCTGAACGGTTTATGAATACTTTACCATCGTATGTGTTTATAGCAATTTCACCAACACTTAAAGATGAAGTGGTTGGTACTTTGCCTGGTAAAGCAGAGCGTTTTAGAATAATACTTTGTGCCATATTTATGGAAATCTGATTTTAGTAACAAAAAGTAGTATATACTACCGATATAAATATAGATTAAAAACAAAAAACCCTTCCGAAGAAGGGTCTTTTTATTTGTATTTGGTTTTTATTATTAGAATGAACCACCATCAATTACATTACTCATTACAAAATCTGAACCATCCCATTGTAATAAATCACCAGAAGTTGTAGGTGCTGTTACAAAATCAATGTTATCGTTTGTATTTCTAAATGCAATTCTCTTAGATGATGCACCACCAGGAACATTTAATGAGCCAGTAAATGCAGATGCACTAACAGGTATATTTGTAGTCCATACATTTTTAGAAGAATTGTATTTAATAGTTGCATTTGCACCAGCTATTTCAATACCTGCACCATTAGCAGTTGCCGCATCAGTTGAACCACTTGCTAAAGTAATCAACTTATCTTCAACTACTAATTCACTAGTATGTAATGTTACAGTATTACCTTCTACAACTAAATCACCACCAACTGTTAAATTGCCAACTGAATTGATAGATGCGAATGTAACTGCATCACCTTGTCCTAATCCCTGTATAGTTCCAGTTCCTTCCAATACATCTAATCTACTATCTACTGATGTACTAAATGTAGAATATGTTGAAGATGTAAATGCTTCTAAATTATTTAATCTACCATTTGTAGATGAAGTAAATGTGTTTACTGCCGAAATATGAGAATTAACACTTGCAGTATAAGTTCCTAAAGTATCTGCTTTCGATTCTAAAACATCTAATCTACCATCTTGTGAACCAGTATCAGTTTCTAATGCTGTAATTCTATTTGCGAAAGATGCAGTTGTAGATTCTAAATTAGAAAACTTAATATTAGCAGATTGAGTGTATGAGTTAATATCTGTAATATGTCCGTTTACACTTGCTGTAAATGTATTTACATTACTAATATGCGAATCAACACTTGCGGTATAAGTTGCTAATGTACCTGCTTTATTTTCTAAATCAGTAATTCTTGTATTTTGTGAACCACTATCTGTCGAAAGTTGGTCTAATCTACTGTTTACACTTGCAGTGTAAGTTTGTAAAGTAGTTGCTTTATTTTCTAAATCAGTAATTCTTGTGTTTTGAGAACCACTATCTGTTGATAATTGGTCTAATCTACTATTTACACTTGCAGTATATGTTTCTAAAGTTGTATCTTTAGATTGTTGAGAAGCCGTAAATGCATTTATATTACTGATGTGTGAATCAACACTTGCTGTATAGGTTGCTAAAGTTGTTGCTTTAGTTTCTAAAACATCTAATCTTCCATCCTGCGAACCACTATCGGTTTCTAATTGTGATAATCTACTATCAACACTTGCAGTGTAAGTTGCCAATGTAGAGTTTTTAGCTTCTTGAGAACCAGTAAATGCGTTTAATTGTGTTACAGAACTACCAATATCTCCTCCACCACCTAAAGATGCTTCAACTGAATCTAATCTGCTATCAACACTTTGAGAGAATGCTGCAACATTTCCAATTCCAACAATTGAACCACTAATGTTTCCAATTACATCTAACCCACCCGCAATTGTAATTTTATTACCACCACTTTGAGAGATAATTGAGTTATCAATATGGTCTTCACCAACTGCTACAGGAATATATCCATTTGTAAGAGTAGTTTCTTCACCAACTGAACCGGTATTTTTAGGACCTGATATTAAAATTGCAGAGTTATATCCTTCTCCTGCACCTGATGGGTGTACATATAACCAATGGTTATTTAATGAATCCCAAAGTAAAGAACCAGTTGCTCCAGTAGAACCTGAATCCACTACATTTATACCCGCAAATCTAACAGCCGGTGTGTTTGTATTTAGTATGATTGTGTTTGTACCAATATCAACTGCCGATGCTGTAATATTTTGTAAAGATGATGAACCTTGTACAATTAAATCGTTTGTAATGTACAATGAACCCGTAATTGTTTGAGTTCCAGTAAATACGTTACCACCACTTAATTTTGCGTATGAACCTGTTGCAGATTCTAATGAAGTTAATCTAATGTTTTGTGCAGTATTTGTAGTATCGTTTGATGAAGAATATGATTCTAAATTATCTAATCTGCCATCTGCACTTGCTGTAAAGGTATTTACATTTGTTATATGTGAATCAACACTTGCAGTGTAAGTTGCTAAAGTTGAATGTTTTGCATCATTTGAACCAGTATATGTTTCTAACGAAGTTAATCTACTATTTTGTGCAGTGTTAGTTGTATCATTTGAAGAAGTATATGATTCTAAATTTGTTAATCTACCACTTGCAGATGAAGTAAATGAGTTTACATTCGTAATATGAGAATCAACACTTGCAGTGTAAGTTGCTAAAGTTGTGTTTTTAGATTCTTGAGAACCACTGAATGTTTCTAATGAAGTTAATCTTGCATTTTGTGCAGTATTTGTATTATCATTAGAACCACTATATGATTCTAAATTATTAAATCTACTATCAACACTTTGGGAGAATGCTGCAACATTTCCAATTCCGTTTAATGTTGAACCACTGATTTCACCTTTTACATTTAATGAACCAGTTACTACTGCTCCATTTGTATCAACTCCAAATTTTCTTATCCAAGTTGTACCATTGTATTCTGCAATATTGAATCCTAATGTTCCACCATTTCTTGTATCAAATACAAATTCTGCACCACCTCTTTGTCCAGTAGATGCGTGGTTGTTACCCCACATTTGATAGTAAGCACCTAAAATGTTAGAGCCATCATAATGTCCAAATAAAGTACTTGCAGTATTGCTTTCTACTCTAATTTGTCCATCGGAACCTAATATAATATTATTGTTTATAGTTTGTTCACCATCAAATGTATTAGAACCAGTAGTTGCATATGAACCAGTTTTTGATTCTAATCCAATAACTCTTGCCCCTAAACTACCGTTTTCTCCACCACCTACTGTTAATTCTAATGCGTCTAATCTACTGTCTACCGATGTAGAGAATGGTTGAATGTTACCAATTAAGTTTATGGCAGTATTGGCATCACTTCCTAATAAAAATAAAGTAGCACTTCCACTTGCATAGTAAGGAACTCCATTAACCATACCATTATAGGTAGAACCTGCAAATGTAGCAGGATTGGAATTACCCATAAGGAAACGGTTTACTGCCTGAACCTGTCCGGCTTCTGGTGCAGTAAATACTAACGATGTACCGTTTGTGGTTGTTAAATTGGATGAACCGGTTGCTATTACAATTTCACCCTTTTGTAGTGAACTGGTTACTGCTGAAAGGGCTTCTAACGAACCCCTTCTGTGTTTAATGATTTGTGCCATTTATCTCTCTATTTTTTTTAAGTTTAGTTATTCCAATATAAATATGTTATTTTGTGTGAAACGAACATAACTTTTTTTTTATTTTTAGAACTCTCCCTGGTCTATAATTTGTGAAGAAGTTACTGCCAATTCATTATCAGTTGCGAATATTGCATCTAATGATGAAGTAGTTGCGTATCCTAATCCATCTAACTGTGCAGATGATGAAATTATACCTTCAGGTTTACCACTAATATTATCCCAAGTTGTTTGAGTAATTGAACCAGATAGTACATATCTCTCATCGTATGATGCTGTCAATTGTGATGAACCACTAATAACACCCGTTGGTAGAATTACTTCAACATTATCTACAACTATATCAATAACAGATTGTGAAAAATCTGTACCGGTATCTGCTGCCGTTTGTAATGCAGACCCACTTTCTATTTGTTTTAATCTTATTAAACTTGCCATAGTTATAAATATCTTATAATTTAGTTATTCGTATATACCCACTACCACTATTGTATGAGTTAAGATTTGTAATAGAACTTCCACTAAATGTAGATAATCCTGCATAGTTTCCATCTGATGTTCCAATTGAAGTTGCATTTGATATTATATACGAACTACCTCCACCACCACCATCTGCAACAGGATTTGATGATGCGTATGAACCCGCACCTCCCGCATATCCACCACCACCTCCTCCGGCAATAGGAGTTCCACCTCCTCCACCACCAAATCCACCAACAGTTGCATTTGAAGGAGTATATGATGTTGCTGCAACTCCACCTACTGCACCACTTATAAATGCCAATCCTCCACCACCTGTGGAACCGTTTGTAGTATTTGCAAGTACACCACTACCATTAAAACCATTACCATTAAATCCACCACCACCTCCGGCATCGTATGCATTATTTGATATAACAGATGCAGTATTAATATGAGAACGACCACCTAAACTTCCAGTACCACCTGGTGCACCTCTAAATGATGTTGAACCCGTTGTTGATGTTGAACCATTTCCACTCAATGAACCACTTCTTAAAATTCCACCACCTTGTGGGTCCCCACTATATGCACCTTGTCCACCCGCACCACCTGCCACTAAATAAGGAGTATTTGAACCTGAAAGAACAAAGAATGAACCACCCCCACCACCAACACCAACATAAGAGAGTCCAGATGTTGCAGTATTCAAACTTCTTTGTCCAACAACCATTACAAATTTTTGTCCTCTTGTTAATGGAATAGTTGCTTTAACAATTGCTCCCATTGAACCAGAATATATTCTTGGGTATGAACTAACACCACTTGCCGCACCCGCTACTTCAATTTCATAATTTGCAGTTTCAGGAACTGTCCAAATTTGATAACCTTGAAAAGAACCTGTTGTAAAATATGAAGGGTTAGAAAAATAACTTCCCGATGATGAACCGGTATATGTTGCCAATAATCTCGTTCCTAAAGGACCAGTTGAACCACTTGTTCCTGCAGTTGTAAATGTAAATGATGTAAATGGATATAATTCAATTGCACCAATCGTAAATCCATTCGAAAATTCTATCGCCATAACTTTATCCTATGTATGCTACTGAAAAATTATCGTTTCCATCAAATGAAAGTGTCCCCACTGCAATTACTGCTTTTAGTGTATCACCAACTGCTAATTTAGATATAGTAGAACCTCCAGCATGATTCATTGTTGTGTTTGCTGCCCATTCTATCATCACTTGTGGAGTTCCGGTAGTACCACCTGTATTATTTTTAAATACTATAATTTGTCCTGCAGAAGATGCGTTTGAGTTTGTTCTACAAACTAAATTTACTTGATATAATCCTGCAATTGGTGCAGTAAATGTACCCGTTGCATTATCCCAATGATTTCCTTGATTATAATCAACTGTTGTCATACTACCCGATAATGTAGTTACTGCCGAAGTTGGTCCTCCTGCACCTGTTACTCTAAACGCAGGTCTATTTGGCATTGTGATTGACCCACTTGAAATATTGATTGAACCGGTAAAGGTAGCTGACCCACTAACTAATAATGAACCCGTGATTGTTTCGGTTCCTCTAAATGTATTTGAACCCGTTGTTGCTACCGAACTACTCCAAATATTTAATGAAGATGTAAATGAATTTAATTGTAAAATAGATGAAGTTACCGAACCAGTTATCAAATATCTTGAATCAAATGAAGATGTTAATTGAGAACTACCACTAATTATTCCATTTTTCAATAAAACTGAACCACTGTATCCATTTGTTACATCAATTTTTGCAAAAACATTTCCTTGATAACTAATATCAATTCTATTACTTTGTGGTGATATTCTATAATTACTTCCACTATCCTCTAAAAATCCAATTTTACCCGCAGATACTTCTTCGTTAAAATCAAATGTATTTGCAGAAGTAGTTTGTACAATAGAGCCACTTAATATGTATCTAACATCATATGATGAAGTTAATTGAGAAGAACCACTTACAATACCTTGACCAGTTCTTTCAAAAGATGCAGTTTCACTTTCAGTAATCCAACTACTACTTACATTTTCAATTGATGATAATCTTTGTGATGTAGATTGTGTAAATAAATTTAAATTTGAAACTGAAGTATTTAAACTTGCTGAAGTGATTTCTAAATTATTTAATCGTATAGTTGCCGATGAAGTGTATGTATTTAATGAAGTATTACTATTACTTCCACTAAATGTTTCTAAATTACTTAATCTACTATTTTGAGTATTATTAGTTGTATCATTACTTGAAGTGTATGCGTTTAATGAAGTGTTTCCATTACTTCCACTAAATGTAGAAAGTTGGTCTAATCTACTATTTTGAGTATTATTAGTTGTATCGTTTGAAGAAGTATAAAGATTTAATGAAGTTATATCTGTTGCACCACCACCTACACTACCACTCAATGCGTATCTACTATCAAATGATGCGGTTAATTGCGAAGACCCACTGATTACACCATTTGTTGCCGCAATTGAACCAGTTATACCACCATTTGTTACAATAATAGACCCCGTCAATTCTATAAATCCGTTATTATGGATGTATAAATTACTTCCACTACTTAAAGTTAAAGAAGAACTATTTGCAGAAAGTGATGAACTTATTACTGCAACAGAACTAACTGTTAATGAACCGGTTATTGTTTGGTTTCCATTAAACTCATTTGAACCAGTAGTTGCAAATGATGAAGTTAATGTACCTATGGTATTCCACTTTGTATTATTACTTGATGTATATGTGTTTAATGAAGTAATACCATTACTTGCGGTAAATGAATTTAATTGTAAAATAGATGAGGTTACTGAACCTGTTACCAAATACCTTAAATCAAATGAACTTGTCAATTGTGAAGAACCACTAATAGTTCCAGCAGGCACACTACCGCCACCAACACTTCCACTTAATGCATATCTCGTATCAAATGATGATGTTAATTGTGATGAACCACTTATTACACCCGAAGGTAATGGTTGAACACTACCACTTAATGTGTACCTTAAATCGTATGAAGATGTAAGTTGTGATGATGAACTTATAGCACCATTTAGTGATGTTAAGAATGAACCTGTTTCGGTTTCTAAAACATATCGGTTATCAAAAGATGAAGTTAATTGAGAAGAACCACTAACTATTCCTCTACCTTTAGTTTCATATGAAGATGTTGCTATTTCTATATTATCTAACCTACTATCAACAGAACTACTAAATGTAGTGTTCAAAATTGATGAAGTTAATTCTACCAAATCCAATCTACTATCGACAGATGTGCTGAATGTAGTATTTAAAATAGATGCGGTTAATTCTACTAAATCCAATCTACTATCTACCGATGTAGAAAAAGATAAAACATTTCCAAATCCTGCAATTACAGATGCAGATAATATACCAGGAATAGTTACCGTTCTACCATCATCTGTAATTTGAGAAGAACTAATATGGTCCTCACCAACTGCTACTGTTAATTTTCCTGTTGTAAGTCCAATTTCATTTCCTAATGAACCTGTATTTTTAGGTCCTGATATTAGGATTGCAGAATTATATGGTGCTAAACTATCAGATGGATGTTCATAAATCCAATGGTTTTCAACAGAGTCCCACCAAAGAGAACCCGTACCCGCATTAGAACCACTATCTATTACAGATATTCCCGCAAACCTAACTGCCGGTGAATCTGTATTTAATACAATGGTGTTTGTTCCTAATTCAACAACAGATGCCGTTACATTTTGAAAAGATGATGTACCAAATACTATTAAATCTCCGGTAACATAAACGGATGCAGATACTATTTGATTACCTTTAAATGTATTTGAACCGGTAGTCGCATAGGAACCAGTTAGTAATTCCAATGTATTCCATTTTGTATCATTACTTGATGTATATGAATTCAAAGATATATTTGAATTACTTGCACTAAATGTTGAAAGTTGGTCTAATCTGTTTGTTTGAGTAGTATTTAAAGAATTTATAGAAGATGTGGTACTTTCTAAATTGGTTAATCTTATAGTTGCAGATGAAGTATAAGAGTTTAAAGATGTATTACCGTTACTTGCAGTAAAAGTTGATAATTGGTCTAATCTACTTGTCTGTGTAGTATTTAATGAGTTTATAGAAGATGTAGCACTCTCTAAATTATTTAATCTTATAGTTGTGGAAGATGTATAAGAATTTAAAGATGTTAATGGTATAGAGGAACTAATAAATCCTAATGCGGTTATTTGTGATGATGCACTTATTGCACCATTTAAAGATGTTAAAAATGAACCAGTTTCACTTTCAGTAATCCAACTACTACTTACACTTTCAATTGAATTCAATCTGTTTACTAAACTTGCAGTTGAAAAACTTGCTGTAAATGTATTAAGTGATGTTAAATCTGTTGATTGTGAAACTAATCCAGATGGTTTACCACTAATATTATCCCAAGTCGTTTGTGTTATACTTCCACTTAAAACATATCTCTCATCAAATGAAGATATTAATTGTGATGAACCACTAATAACCCCGTTGGTTGCTGCAATTGAACCGGTAAATCCGTTTGTAGAAATTACTGAACCAATTAAAGTTGTAGAACCAGATATTGTGTTTTGAGTATCTAATAATTGATTTGTACCCAAACCTATTTTATTTGTATATTTTTGATGATGAAATACTGATGCCGACACTTGCCCATTTGGGTGTATAGTAGTACCTGCAATTTCATCATACGCGATTATTTCAAATCTTTCTACACCAGGAGTTCCACCGTTTAAATTATCATTAAACCAACCAACGGTATAATGAGAACCGTTTTTAGCTAATATTCTTTTTTGATTCGATGCTGAACCAGTTGATATCATACCAAATGTATGATATGCAGATTGTGATGGTCCTCCTATTGACCTACTACCGGTAACAACAGATTGAAAAAATCCACTACCACTTATTCCACCTGCTCCAAAGAAATTATTAATAAATGTAGTTCCAGCACTTAATTGGGCAACACCATTAAAAGATGCAGAACCATATACATTTGATATTGAAGTATGTGGACCACCCAATGCAATATATGGAGAATGTCCACCAATTTCGTAAGCAACTGTTGAGCCGGTAAATCTTGCACGAGGGTCACCACTTGCATCTTTTGATGCAGAATATGCATTTTGAACAACTAATGAACCATATGGTGTTATAAATTCTTCAAAATTTAAATATGAACCAGAACTATTTATGTTAGTATCATTTGCTCTTAATATGTGGTATTCATTTGAACCAAAATTATATGTTGGATAATGTATCGCACCAATATCATAACTATCCATAGTAGAATATCCTTTTCCGGCATAAACTACTCCTCTTTTAATTTGGGTTTGATTACTTCCAGAAAGAACAATAGAACCACTAACTATTATGTCTGTTGCACTAACAGAGGATGTAAACTGTTCTAAATTATTTAATCTCTGTTCATCTAATGTATTAATTCTATCGGATACCGCATCCGCAACAACATCTAATTCTATTTTATATGTAACACCATTATCTACACCAACTAAAGTTGTATCTAATGATGCACTATTTAAAGCCGTTAATTGTGAAATGGTAGTTGTTCCAGTTATTGCCATTGTTATAATATTATAAGTTTTCCGTCTTCGGTCTGTAATCCTTGTAATTCATCTGTTAGTAATTGTAATTCTAATATCTTTCCAATTACATAAATATCATTTTCTGTAACACTTTGATAATCTATAAATTCTTGTTGTAATGTTATTTCTACACTTGAACTAACCTGATTTATATCATATATACCAGGTAAATTTAATCCTCCAACAATTACTTCAAAATTATTAGGAGAAACTTCTTCTGTTCCGTAATCTAATTTAACATTTTCAATTATCAATTTATTATTTTGAGCATCAATTTCAGTAATTTTTCTTTTAACATATCTACCACTATACTGTAATATGTCTGTATAAAACTGATTTAATTTAGGAGTATTATTTACTAATTTTACAACAGTTTCATTTGTACGAGTTTTTGCAGCAAATTTTTTAGAAGATGGTACTTCTATATTATTTAAACTTCCAGTTAAATCCAAATCTGTAAGATTATTTGTATTAATCTTTTGAATTACTTTTGTAAGTTTTTTAGTATTTGATGAAAAACGATTAAGCATATTTTTCTATATCTCCTTTAATTTCTATATAATCAAATTCATCTAATTGATATTCAAATCTATCTTTAATGAACTTTATTAAAATACTACCACCCTTTTCTTCAACTATAAAATCTCTGTTTGATACATTTTGAGTATTTATCATTACAGATATTCTATCTTGATTATTTCTATATTCTATTTCTCTTAATATTTCTACAAACCTCCAACCTTTTGCTTCCCAAATCCAATATAAATTATCAGATAAATCTTTTGGTGTTAAAGCTACTAAATTTACCTTTCTACTAATTTTTTGTGTTATATCTAAAATACTTCTTTTCATTATAAATCAATGAATTTTCCAGTTATTGTAATTTCATCTCCACTATCTACTGTAAATGGTATGTTTCCTGGTATGAAATTTATTGTAAGTGATGAAGAAGTTATACTAACATTAAAATGTGTTGTATGGTAATATCTTACACCATTTATATAAACTTTAACATCATATGTGTCCCCACCAACGGTAATGTTACCAGTAACTATTGATGATAATAATGATGGAGTTTTTATTAATTTTACATCTGTAAAAGTAATAGTATTATTTGCAATAGGATTTTGAACTTTACTATTATTCAAAGAAAGAAAATCTACCAAATCTTTATTATCATAATATGGAGATGGAGTTGTTAGTAATCCTTCTAATCTACCACTTCCACTCGTAACATCCGTTTCAGTTGATACAACAACTTTCTTTGTAGAAAATGATTTTCTGGTAGTTGCTTCCCCATCAAATTTTTCAGGAAGAAGATATGCCTTTACATTTAAAGTAAATTCAACTCTGTTTATTCTTTCTGCACCCTCACCTACTTCATTTATTACATTGTAATCGGTAACCTGTGTTCTAAACTTAAATTTATCTTTATTTCCCCAATAATCAGTTGTATATGTTAGGTACTCAATTACTTTATTTAGATGTTCTGTAAACGATGTCCAAACCATACAATCATAATTGATTTCTACATAATCTGGCATAGCAATATCATACATTGCATATGATGGTTTAGTATTATTTAACACTGTAAATCTATCGTATCTGTTATTTTTGTTGAACTTGGTTACAGTTGGATATGATAAGTGTCTATTTAATAACGGCATTGCTTCATCTTTTGCAACCGATGTTCTTCTTATCATCATTATTGGTAATTGTATCTTACCTTTTATATCTCTGTAAACTCCTTCTCTTCTTGCACCATTCCATCTTTCGGAATTACCATAAATTACAGGAATTTTTACAACATTACCATCACCTTCTTCCAAAGTTGGTAGGGCAACATTTTCCAAATAATCCATCATTGCATAATCAATATCAAAGAGGGTTATGGATTGTTTTACATCACCCTTTTCATGTTTGATTTGATTTGCTCTGTTTAACTGTGGTCTAATTAAATCTCCTGCCATTATCTTACTCTTTCTTCAATGTTTAAATCAGATTTTCTTGTCATAAATGCGGTACAAACTATACTGTAATTGTTGTAAGGTTGTCCTCCAACAAATTGAACCTCATTTGTGTTATCAATTTCGTAATATGATTGGTCAAAAAGAATAATATCACCAATTTCTGGATATATTCCCCTATCTTCACACATTTCTTTGTCCAATTTGAATGTAATCATCTGTGAGTTATCCGGTCCAAATCCTTCATATACAACATTTTCAGGTTCTTTATCAACCAATGCGTACATATTTACTCCCTGATACCAAGTTTTATTTATAGCCTCTCCATAGATATTTACCTTACTTTCGTAAATATTTAGTTTGTATAGAACTATTTCTACCTGAACTACAACATCTACTAATTCTCTGGCAATACCCTTAAAAAAATTAACGTCTCTTTCCGATATAAACTTTGGCATATTATCCTACATATATTTTTAATGGAACTTTTCTTAACATTTCTTGATGGTGTGTGGATTCGTGTGCCTGTTTTTCAAACACATTTTTTCTACTCATTTCTTCTAAGTTTTCTCTTAGTTGAGTAATTAGTAAATCCTTTTCAACTTGTGCTTCTGCTCTTAATGCTGCACCATCTAAACTAACCTCTGCATCAGGAATTGGAATAGTTGAGTATTTCTCCCTTATTGCTCCCAACAATTCTTTTGATAATGCAAGGGTGTATTTTCTAATCCATTGTTTTCCTACATCGTTTATATTACTATATTGAATAAAATCATATGGAATATCCGAATAATCAGAAAGTGAATCGGATTGAATAGTTTGAGAATCATGTTCGAACTCATCTCTACTCATATATTCAATATAAACCCTTTTCATAGTATTTTCAGTTGGAACAGGAAATATTTCCAATTTACTATCAACTATATTAAATGTATGTGCCGATTTTCTAATGTGGTCGTTAAACTCAATATGTTGCATCCTTAAAATATCTTCGTAAAGAGGCATCATAAGGAATTGTGCCGCAGGGGAATAGTTACCAAATCCCAATTCACTCATTAAGTTTAGTGTTCCTTGTGCACCAACTGAATACGGGTCAAAGAAACGAGTGATTGCCGGAATTGCTTCGTGGAACACTCTATGAACATCTATTGTTGATGAACCACTAAATATTTCTGAAAAACTTCTACTACTTTCAACATCAACTGCCGATTTCATTATATCGTAAATCTGAACTGATGCTGTTAAATCAATGTATGCTTTTTTGATTGCCGTATTTCCACCAACACCTGCCAATGTTCCGTATTGTTGTGCCATACGAACTGCAGTTGGTAAGAAAGAACCATCTACAAGAGTTTGTGAATAGTTTGATACTTTACCCTTTGGTTGTCCTCTAAGAATATCTAAGTTATTTCGGAGGTTAAATTGATTTACTTGTGCAGAATATTCAGATGTTGCTTCTTCAAAACAAGCATAGAACTGCTCATCAATCATTTCAACATCTACAATAGGATAACCCAATCGTTTTGCACACCATACGGCAGTTTTAGGTCCATCAGCACGAAACTCTGTATCATTATCATATAATCCAAATGGAGTTGAACCAGAGATAGCAGAACCACTGCCAGGCCATTTTAAGTTTAAAGACATAATCTAATTGTTTATAGTTTTACTACTATAAATATAAGAATAAAAAAAGAACTGTTATCCTATTTGGGTTAATGTTGCAATTACGGATGGAATTGCTGGTCTGTTTGGGTTAGTTTGTTCTCCTATTGCCACTATTTGACCGGTAGATGCGTTACAACTCCACATCAATTCTACATAATCATTTGCCTTAATTGGTAACATAAAGTTCCAAGCTGCAACTGAACGACCTAACTGTCCTGCCGATTTGTTTACATCAAGTTGAGTATTTGAGTTTGCAACATTGCTACCGGTATATGCTAACCATATATCAAATGTGATGTTTGTATTTGCACTATTTGATAATTGAGATGAAAATTGTAAATTGTATATTCCGGTGTTTAAAACTTTAATTCTACTACCACTTTCAATTAAAACCTCATGAGCAAAATCAATTGTGTTTAATTTTTTTGCATATGCAGTATTTGCTGAACCACTTTGTGTAGTTGTATCACTAAATTGTCCGTAATTGAATAGTTTATTTCCTGCTAAATAGAATTCAGAACCACTTGCTACATTTATATTTCCTTTTACATCTAAAGAACCTGTAATTGTTTGTGAACCACTTGTGTACATTGAACCGGTCATTGTAATACTGTGATTATGAAAATTAGTTGAACCACTAACATTAACACTACCACTTAGTACAGTATTACCTAATAAAGTATTATTTCCAATTTGTGTAGTTGAACCTGTAATGTAAACTGAACCTGTAAATTGGTGAGTATCATCAAATGTATCTCCAAATCTTGTCGAACCACTTTGGAATAATGTAGATGAAGAAATTATAGTATTTACATTTATATTACCATTTACATCTAAATTTCCGTTTATGGTTTGATTACCATTAAATGTATTTGATGATGTTAATGCAAATTGTTCTGTTGGGATATAAGTAAGTTGTCCGTTTTGTTGTCTAACAGTTACAGATGATGTTTTGCTTTCATCACCAGTTGTGTGTAACAAATCGGGTGCTCTATACTCAATTTGAGCATGCTGTGGTACTACTTCTTCTAAAGGTTTTCTATAAAATCCCATAATATTATCTTAACTATAAGTATCAACATAAAATAAAAAAAGGGAAGTATTTCTACTCCCCTTTCTTTTTATAATCCTAAAAAGTTAAGATTATAGAGTGTTCAAACCATCAACGATGATTTTACCATAGAACTCTGGTCTTACGATTTTCTTAGCGTAACGAGTCATAACTCCTCTTCTTGGAGTGAAGTTAGTTGGGTCGTACACTAATGGAGTCATAATCAATGGTACATATGGTGCGTAAACTGCTCCAGTTTCGAAGAAGTTAGAACCTTTGAAACCTAATAAGATTACGTTCTCAGTCATATAAGGGTTTTTGTAAACATCGTATCTGTTAGAAATTTGGCCAATGTTAGTTACACCTGCTGCAAACTGTAAAGCATCTTTACCAGGATTAGCAGAGAATCCGTTCATTGATTCTAAGATAGTTGCTACGTTTGGAGATACAACAACGAAGTTTGCACCACCTCTCATAGTTAATTGGTGAATTTTGTTAGAAATCTTTTGTAATTTGATTCCTAAAGTTTGATACCAAGTAGATTTAGTATATGCTGAAGCTGCTGCTGCGTTTGAATCAATTGCAAATGCCGCACCGTTCCAGTCATAACCTACTCTTGCAGACCAGTATTCAGTTGAGAATGCATTTTGCTGTAACATCTCTAAAATTTCTAAGTCAATCTCTAAAGAGATGTACTCTGATAACATTTGAGTTAATTCAGCTTCTGCATCTACACTGTGGTATGCATTTAAATCTTGTGCCAATTCTGGAGTCCAGATTGCTTTTAACTTACGAGTTTTAGCAACGATTGGTTCAGATTTCAATTCTAATTCGATTTCTGGAATCGCTAAATCAGAACCTCTATCTTCGAAATCACCTCTCAATGCTGCACTTGGTTGTTTGTGGTATGCTAAAGTTGAACCAACAGTTGCATCACCTGCTAATGGGTTAGCTGAAGTGTAAGCTGCAACGAAAGATACGTTAGTACCAGTTTTAACAGTAAATTGTGGATATAAAGTGAATCCTGAACCTGATTGTGCTAAATCAAATGCTCTTACACCATTGAAATCTGCATCAGATGGTAAAGCAACAGTTAATTTTCTTACTTTGTCAGCTGCTAATGATGCTGATAAAGTTGAATCAGATAAATCGAATGCCAAATCAGCGATAGATGCACTAGCTACTGTTGCAGCAACTGCAACTGCTGTGTCGTTGATTGTGTATCCAAATCTTCCTGCTCCGTAAAGACCACCTTCAGTTGCTTGAGTTGAACCCAATTTGTTACCTGATGGTGCTAATGAATCTTTACCGAAAGTTCCACCGTTACCAAATAATGATTGGCTGATAGCTGGTCTACCTGTATCAGTATCAGTACCATATTTGAAATCCATGTAGAAAATAAGACCTGAAGGTAAGTTCATAGGTTGTACTGAAACAAACTCTTTAGAAGCGATGTTTCCGAATACTCTTCTTACCAATGGTAATGCAACACCTGCCCATTCTTCAGAACCTGCTGAAGTACCTGTTCTTGTTGCCTCATCTAATAATTGTTTAGCTTGGTTTTCTAACAATACTGCCATACCATGCTTAGTAGTTTCTGATTTTACTCCTTCAAGTAAACCAGTTTTTTCCCACTTGCTTTTCAAACCTCTGGTTTGCTCAAGCATAACGCTCTGTGGGTTAGCTCCGTTCATTAATTTTTTTAAGTCCATTTTATGTACTTTTTTTAATTTTAGTTGTTAATAATTATTTTAAAATACCTGCTAATTTCTTAAATCTGTTTGAGAAATCTGCATTTTCAGCGATTACCGCTTTTGCTGCTGGCTTAGTAGATTTTGTTACTTTGCTAGCGATTCCTTCAGAAATTGATTTTTTAGCTACTTTGTTAGATGAAGTATATTTGAAGTTTTCTGCTAATGTAGAGAACACCAATTTAACCTCTCTTACTGATTTAGTTCTATCCAAAGTTTCAATCACTTTAACTTTTTGTTCGTTAGTCATGTTGTGTGCTCTGAATAATTTGTTTGCGAATAACAACTTAGCGTTCAATAAGTTCACTTCGTTGATTGTTTTTTGAAGAGATTTGATAGTTGAGTATGCTTCGTTTAACTCTGCTCTCAAAGACTCATCTTTTTTCTCTTCTTCACCACCGTCAGTCATGTCAGCTTCCATCTCTCTTAAAATTTCTTCTAAGTCGATAGTATCATCTTCTGCTTCCTCTTCTTCGGTAGTAATAACTACTTTAGGGTCTTCACCTTTATCAGTACCAGCTTCTGAACCATCTGCTAAATCTTCTTCGATTGCAGGTTCTTCTTCTGTTGATTCTTCTTCTTCCCCTAATTGTGCTTCTAACTCTCTGATGATAGATTCCAAATCCATGTCATCTTCTTCAGTTTCTTCTTCTTCCTCACCGGTTACATCGTACTCTTCACCATCTTCTTCTCCACCGAAATCGAATTCATCTTCTTCAGTTTCCATTGATGGTTCTTCTTCACCTTCTAATTCAGCTAATCTAGCTTTTAGTTCAGCGATTTCAGCATCTTTGTCAGATTCTTCTCCGTATCCTTCTTCTTCGTTGATTTCGGCTACTTTTGAATAATCGTCTAATTCTGTACCAACAGGTTCAGATGTTTGAGTTACTACACCAGATTCAACTTCTGTATCAGCTTCTAAAGATGGTTCGGTACCAGGTGTTTCTGCGTATCCTGCATCTACTTTAGAACCAATTTCAGATGAATCTAATTCTTCGGTCTTTAAATCTGCATTATCCTCTTCTTCAGCTTCTGCTCTCAATTTTTGAGATAAGATAGATTGAAGTCTTGGAGTGAATGCTTCTTCAAGAGCCAATTTTGCGTTTGCTAAAGCAGTTTCTTTTACAGCTTTGGCATCAGCGATTGCTTCTTTCAATAATTTTGAATTTGCCATTTTTTTCTCCTTAAATTTGTTCGTGAAGTTATTTAGAAAGGAACTCCAATGATATTATGCTGGTTGTTCGGTCACTCTACATAAGGGTAGGTATTCATTAACCAACTATTATTAAAAAAGTAATCCCATATAGAGATGGGATATTTGAAAATAAATATGTAAATTTTTAGAAAACTAAAGAAAATTATAAAATATTTTTATTTTTATATTTTGCTTTGTTTAATTGTAGTCTTTTTTTGAGAGATGGTTTTACGAATTCTTTACGTTCTCTACACTCATCTCCTATTTTTTGGCTTTGAAATTTTCTTTTGTATTCTTTCAATGCCTTTTCTAAATTGCCGTCTTTTACTTTTACAATTATTTTGTAACCCATTGATGTTATGCTAAATTTACTAATTTGTATTTTGTTTGATATAAAAGTGTTACAATTGTATCAATATCGTTTTGTAACCAACTTCTTTGTAATTTTTCGTCTTTTCTAAATTTTGCAACTGCCGCAATTACTTTATCAAAATATGCAATTATATTTTTAATATCAGCGTTTGTATCTAACCCATTAACAGGTTGTGGTTTAATCAAACCAAACTCGCCCTGATATGCTTCTACTAAACCATCTACTAACTCACCGATTTCTTCGTAATAAGTTCCTAATGCTAAATGTGCTGAAAATGAACCCGGTCCTTTTACTCCCCAATGAAAAGTATGTGCTTGAGTTCTACTATGTAATAATATTGATGCTAATTGTTCCATTTTATTTATGTGATTTATATCCTTTATTTTTCATATAATTTGCCAATGCCCATGGGTTATCTATTCCTGGCTCATCTTTCATTGCTTTTACTGTATCTTCCCATCCTTCCGGTGATTTTTCTTTTAATCCCAATCTTTCTTTCATTACATCTTCACTAACATCTGCGATTTCGAAATATCTGCCCAACACATGTCCCATATCTTCGTAAAGTGCTTCCAATCTTTGTTCTTGTGCTTTTGCTTCGATTGCTTCTTTCTCAAAAGATTTTTGTAGTTTTTTCAACTCATTCATATTTCTTTTGATTGTAACTCTATCGAACCAATCACCACCCTCTCTTAGGGTATATTCTTGTGCTGCATCTGCAATACCACCTAAAGTTTCTGCAACTTGTCTGATATCAGATTTTCTACTCATTGCTTCTCTGTGAGCACCGTATGTAGAAATGATTTCCAAAAAGTGTTTTTTCAACTCCGTTGGTAGTTGTTGGAACTCATCAGTTTCTTTCAATATATCCTTTAATCTTATCATTTTTATTTATTTTTATGTAATAATAATTCTCCTAATACTTCGATTTCTCCAACTAATCTTTGAAATCCAATTTCGGACAAATCCATATCATATATTTTCTGGCAAAACTCATTAGATTTTGAATCTAATAATTGTTTAGTTTGTTCTACATCAAAGTTTCCTTCTGATGCATTTTTGTAATATGGTAATTTAACAACAAAGTGGTGGTATGTTAATATAGCAGGTCCTCCCTTTTCTTTGGCATCACTTGCTATTTTACTCGCACCTTGCAATCTTTTAGAAGCAAATTCTTCAAAAGATAAGTTATTATCAATATCCTGTTCTTTTAATAAAGATTTTAACTTCAACATTAGATTACTTTTTTAATACACCTGCTTTTTTGATTTTAGCAATTGCCATCATCAACTGTTGTCTATCCATACCCAATGCATCAATAATTTTTGCAACGATTAGTTGTTCTTTTTTCTTTGGTAAGTTATATCCTTTAATCTGGTCTACCAATTTACCTAAAAATCTGTCAACTTGTGGAGGTAGGGTTAC